TTTCGTAAAGCATAATTGTACGTTGTTTTCTAATTGTTCAATAATAAAAGGATCAAGAATTGCACAAATCGTGCGATAATGGTCGGAGAATCTTTCTGTTAAACAGTCGTAAAGTTCTAGCGTGAGCGATTTTCCATTACCGAAATAAAGGTCAAGAACAATTCCTTCGTTCTCGAAAGATTCAAGCTCGAGACTGAATCCCGATTGCTCAAAAATAAAGTGGTGATCTTTTAGCATTTTGTGTGTGTGTTTTAGTGTGATGTAAATGTACAAACTTCTGTATAATTAATTGCAAGTGAATTGTAAAATTTATTTTTGTTTTCCACTAGCGGTAAGTTTTTTGTTTGAGTGGTTTTAATTTCCACTACTGGTTTTATTTTCCACTAGCGCCTGGGGAATTTTGTTTTCCACTAGGGATTTTGTTTTCCACTACGGATTTTGTTTTCCACTAGATCGCGGCGCTGTTTATGTTTTGGTCTACTCATTTTGTTTTCGTCTACTCATTTTGTTTTCGTCTACTTGTTTTTGGTTTTCAATTTTGGAACCGGTTCGAACCGGTTATTTTTTTCACATTTGTAGTAGGTTTTCTACTACTTATTAAATTTTATTAAACTTCTTTGTTTTTTCCACTACTTATTTTGTTTTACTCTACGGATCACCGCATAAATTTTTATACGCGTTTACTCTACTGCTTTTGTTTTACTCTACTGCTTTTGTTTTACTCTACTGCTTTTGTTTTACTCTACTTATTTTGTTTTACTCTACTTATTTTGTTTTATACTACTGCTTTGGGTTTCGTCCGCTGGTTTGGATTTCGTCCACTCGTTTAGGTTTCGTCCACTGCTTTTGTTTTATACTACGGTTTTACGCTTGGTTAATTAGGCTATTTTTAAGCCTGTAGTAAAGCGATCTTTTTTTATTAGTGGTAATCTATACGGTAAAATTTAAACGCGTTAAACGCGCTAAAATAGGCCCGAAAATTACGCTCCATAAACAGGACGAACGCTAATTTTTACGTCGTGAAACTCAATAAACCAAACCGAACTAGGATAAAGCTTTTTAGCTAATTCTAATTTATCCGGCGTGTTCTCAATATTTGCGCGAACTACAGAAAACGCCCGACTTTCGAGCGCTTTAATTGAATGAATACTAAAATATTGTTTTCTCATTTTTCTATCTTTTGCAAGTTATACGCTACACAATCCAAACCGTATTCGATCGAATAACCTATTTTAAATAAGTCGTTTTCAAGTCGTATTAGATTAGTATAGGTTTGTTCCTTTGCCATGTAACGCGCCAAAATAGCCCGCAAATTAGCGGGCCATGTTTCCGGATATTCGAATAAGTCTTGCATTTTATTAGTGTTTTAAATTATTAAAATATTAAAGGGATTAAATAAATAGAATCCATTAAAGCGCATAAAATTAAAGCTTTAAAGGTTTGGATTTTTGTACCTTTAAAATTTGGCATTGTGCAAATAGTAATCATTTTTTTAGTGTTTTAAGTTGATAAAAAAGCCCTATTTCTAGGGCTATATTTTAATGAATTATTAAACCTATTTTGTGGTTTGGTGTGTGCCATTTTGTAGCTAAAATGTCTAGATAGGACGCGTCACTATATCCGCTCGCTTGCATTTCGTCGCTTGAATAAAATATCTTTGAATGGCGTTCGTTTTCTACGTCGATCAATTCGTCGTTTTTACTACCAAGCGAGTAAATTAAATCCAAATTTTCCGGCAATTCAATACCACGGATAAACGAATGCGATTTTGTATAAGCATAGAAACGGACGGACGGATTAAGTCGCGCAATTTCTAGCCACTTAGCGAAGTACGCCGGACTATAAAAGTCGCCGGAATCATGTATACGAACGTATACTTGTTTATCATTTTTTACCTTTGCTAGTTCGTCCGTAATTGTTTGGACAAAATTGTCTTCTTTGCTAGCCTCATATCTTTTAGTAAGCGCGCGTTCCACGTTGCCAAAACGGTACATTCCCCTTTTAGCATAGCAAAGTTTTAAACAGCTTCCAGCGAAAGGACAAGTAATTTTACCGCTTTTTTTATCATTACCGGCGGGGATCGAAAAATTGAAAATTCGAACGCCAAACTCTTTTGCGGTTTTCTGTAGCTTGCTGTTACCGGTTCCTAATAAATTTTGAGCTTTCATATCTTTAGTGTTTAGTGTTGTGTGTGTTTATTTAAGTAGTGTTAACCCTAGCAAGTATCCCAAAAATAAGATTGGACTAAATGCTATAATTGTGTAGATGATTTTTACTAGCGTTTTCATGATTAATATCCGATTGCGTCCAATTGCATTCCGTAAATTACCCCGATTATTATCACTACGGCCATGATGCCAAACGCGATAATATTAGCTTTTGCGTTTTCGTTGATCTTGTTTGCGGTTGTGTTGTTTGAAGTTGTCATTTGTTTGTGTGTTTAGTGTGTGTGATTGTTATGTAAATGTACAAAGGTTTGTAAGTAATTGCAAGTGATTTGGATTATTTTTTTTACTTTTTTTAATCTTTTTTTTACTTTTTAAACCGCTCTTTTGCTGTTTGTTTGTGCCTTATCACTTACCAAATGTACAAAGGTTTGTACTTATGTGCAAGTATTTGTAATAATATTTTTAATATTTTTTTATTTATTTTCAATTACCTTTGAACTGAATATTCAGTTTATTTCACTTTTACAATATTTTGTAGTTACATGGGACAAAATGGAGGCGCAAGGCCTGGAGCTGGAAGGAAGCCAAAAATCCAAGAAATAAAGATAATTGAACAAATGGACGCGATTTGTGTACCGGATAAAATTTGGGAAGCGCTTTTAATGAAATGCGCGCAAGGTGACACGAACGCGCTAAAACTTTGGCTTTCTTACCGGTTTGGATTACCCAAGCAACAAATTGACGTTACTTCGAACGGTGAAAAAATTGCCCCTCCTATACAGTGGATTGGGCGAAATGCGGCGATCGAAGCCGCAAAGGTGATAAATGACGACGACGACGAACAAAGCGAAAATGAGGCTTTAATTCAGCTGGAAGAAAACGAACCTTTGGCAATTGATAATAAACAAACCTATATTTTCTAAATGATCAACTTGCTAGAAGATTACAAGCCGTTATTTTATGAGACGCCGGATACAAGGTATTATTTAATTACCGGCGGACGTGGATCGGGTAAATCTTGGACTTTGGCGCTTTTCTTACTTAATCTAACTTATCAAAAAGGTCATGTTATTTTGTTCACGCGTTATACTTTGGTTTCCGCGTTTATTTCGATTATCCCTGAATTTTTAGACAAAATAGAGATAATGGGTAAAGTAAACGACTTCGAAGTAACGCAAAGCGAGATTATCAATAAGTTAACCGGATCGAAAATACTATTTCGCGGCATTAAGACTAGTTCAGGCGTTAACACTGCAAATCTTAAATCGATTGCCGGTTTATCAACTTGGGTAATTGACGAAGCCGAGGAATTAACCGACCCGGACGTATTCGATAAAGTAGACTTATCCATACGAGCAAAGGAAAACCCTAACCGCGTTATTTTGGTAATGAATCCCGCTTACAAATCACATTGGATTTACAACGACTTTGTAAAAAAGAAACGAAAGGATACTACCTATATTCATACAACTTACCTAGACAACAAAGAGAATTTAAGTGATTCATTCATACAAGCCGCGGAAAAAACCAAGCGAGAGAATCGCGCGCGATATGAACACCTATTCCTTGGTACTTGGTTGGATGATGCCGACGGAATGCTATGGAATCGCGCAATAATCGGAAAAGCTAGAATAGACGAAGCGCCAAACCTAACTAGAATTATAGTGTCAATTGATCCCGCCGTAACTGCAAATATGCAAAGCGACGAAACCGGCTTAATTGTTGTCGGTAAGGATAAAGAAGGTTTCGGCTATGTACTCGAGGACTTAAGCGGAAAATACTCGCCTAATCATTGGGCAAAGGTCGCAAATGATGCCGCCTTCCGTTGGAACGCCGACTGCATAGTCGCGGAAAAAAACCAAGGTGGTGACATGGTCGAAGCTGTATTAAAGTCGCAAGGCTCAAACTATAGAATAAAGCTAGTAACTGCAACAAAGGGAAAATACGTGAGAGCCGAGCCGGTTTACTCACTCTATGAACAAGGGCAAATTTATCACGTTGGTAGCTTCCCAATCTTAGAATCGCAAATGGTAACCTTTAACCCTGATAAAGGAAAGAGCCCCGATCGAGTTGACGCGCTTGTTTGGGGTTTAACTGAATTAATGGTAAAAAACAACTTTGAATTCTCAATATGAAAAAAGAAACTATTGCCGCGCTTATCTTGATGTTAATCACTT